ATATCCAAAGTATAATCGAGCTCATCCTGCTGCATCCTTGTTAAACTGTTCAATACCTTTGTCGGTTAGCACATGTTGGTACATTTTATCGAATACAGAGACAGGAACAGTACAAATATCAGCACCTAATGCGAAGGCGGTACCTACAGACTGAGGATCACGAATAGAAGCAGCTAAAATCTTAGCAGATACCCCTACATTCTTAATATCATTAATCAGTTTCATCCCATCTAAGGAATTATCATCCATTCTACCGATAAACGGTGAAATATAGGTAGCACCCGCTAAGGACGCTAGGATCGCCTGTGCGGGGCTAAAGATCAAAGTGACATTAACCCTCACATTAACCATTGAGAGCCTCTTACACACTCTTAGACCATCCACAGAGCAAGGAACTTTAATAGTAGCATGTTCACCGTATGTTTTCACGTGTCCCATTGCTCTAGCGAAGAGATCTTCTTCATTATCTCCCACTACTTCCATACTAACATCTTTAACACCTAATTTAATTAAATCCCAGTATACATCTTGAGGATGTTTACCACTTTTAAAGATAAGAGTAGGATTAGTAGTTATACCTGATATAAGGCCAGTAGAAAGTCTTTTCTTGACCTCATTAACATCAGCAGTATCTAAAAATAGTTTCATAGTAGGGTAGAGTAGTTAGAGTAAGTATTATAAGTATATCCAACGGGGAGACAAAGAAAGAGGGTGGTGTGTTATGTGTCTTGGGGATATAAGTATAAGAGGAGGAATTGATGTCTGAAAGACGAGATTCCTCCCTTGAGGGGACGGGTCCACCCTTCCCTTCCCCTGTATAGACCCCTGGTTAGCTTAAACCCAGGTGGGAGTTGACTTTCCACCTTCTAGACCTCTAGCTTTGTCTCTTTGGTCTCTATTCATAGCAAATACCAAGTGATTAGCGGAGCTTTGAGGGTGTTCTATGAAATCTTCTATCATTGAATTCCACTCATCTAGTTCACGTTGTTTAATAGCTCTATCAGCGTTAATAGAGAGTGCATCTGTGTAATATTTAACACCTTGAGCTAGGGCGTCAAGTCTGTCATCATGCTTAACTGCACCTTTCTCTCTGCACATTCTAGACATCTGGTAGAATAGCATATACATGAGTCTAAGTTCTGGAGCTTCGTCTTTGTTAGACGCATAGTCCCATTCGATAACACTCCTGTTAACGATAAGACGATGCTGATTAAAAACAGGCTCAAGGGAATCAATAATACGATCTTCTTTTCTAACATTAGCTCTAGTTTCTTCTATGAATATGTTTTGTTTTGTCTGTTGTATATGTTTTTTAAATAGTTCAGCTACGATACCATCACCGAAGTTAGATTCGATTAGTAGTGTAGTAGCGTTATATTTCTTACAGCCTTTAAGGATATCTAGCAATGTGTTGTCTGAGTACCCGTCTCGGTATGCTCGCATTTCATGCAGATAGAGGAATCCGTTTCGTTGGGATATAAATGCTGCAGTCGTTTCATCGCTGCCTCGACCCGAAGGGTCAACGCTGCAAATTGTTTCGTCGTAATCATCCCATTCTCCAACAAGTTGCATCGGGCTGTAAAAATAATCTCCTGGGAGGCCAACTGTAGGTAGTTCTTTGACGATATTTGAAGGATCTGAGCACCATACAACGGACTCAGGGGCTTTAGTAGGATTAACAGAGGTGACAACAAGGTCAGCCATTTTAAGAGGGAACTTTTCAGCATCAGATAAGCTAGTGTCTAACTGGAACTGAAGCATAAAGTTACTTCGACCCATAGATGCTTCACGTTCTATTAGGTCTTCGTTATCGAATCTATCATCTGTAGGATCCCATTCTAAAGCACCTGTGTCTAAGTCAGCTTGTATCTGAGGTGCTAATAGGTTTTCGTATTGACTAAGTTTGGCTTTTCTGGGATATCTGGAGGGCCAAACGAACGGACGGTAGTTACGCTCAGCCAGCTTACGATAAACAGTAAAGGTAGTCTGAGGAGTCCCGAGATACATAATACGGCTATCACTTTTTGGCGTGAGGATAGATTCAGCCTCTGTACAAAGTTGTAAAAGTTTTTCACGCATCAACTCCGTCATGGAGTTTCCAGGAACTTCTATATCGTCCAAAATCATTAAATCTGCTCTGCTTCCTGTCTGAGATGTTTGAGCCATGGAGTTTCAATGATTAGTTTTTGTAGGAAAATGGACATGTTATCTGCTCTTTCTTTAGAGGCAGATATAATCATAATTTTTCTTTCTGGATCGTTAAAGAGAGTCCAGAGGACGAAGGCTCCTGTGATCCACGACTTTCCAACGCCACGGAAAGCTTGTATTTGAAGACGTTTAGGTCCATGCTGAAGATAGTCTGCGATTGCATATTGTGCTCTGGTAGGTGAAGGTAAATCTAGTTCATGCCATAAGGCTTGAAGGAAAAGCTTGAAGTCGTCTTTCAGTGAGTCAACGACATTAGTCATACTTGTTTAGAACCTCCTTTATATTTACTCGTATCTTCTACCCATACTCCGTTTCTTTTAATTAAACCATCATTACCATAGTATATTTTACCAGGTATAGTCTTTGGGTGTCTAGATATAAGCAGTGCTTTTTCGGCTTTGGTAAGTTTTTCACCATCTTTCTTTTTCTTTTTAATAGCTAATAATTTTTTGTTTTGCATGGTTAGTTAGTTATGGTATATAAAGTTTAGGAGTATTTTTAGCTACTCTTTTTGCCGTTTGTAATTCCTTTCTGACTTCAGCAACTTCTTGACCTGATTGTTTGCTAACAATATTAGGCTTAGATTTACCTCCTTCCAATTTTGTATTTTTACCTGCTCTATAATTTTTAGCGATTTGTCTTCCTTCTCTAGTCATATTCCAAACCTTTTCTACTTTATCTAAAGCAGCTCCAGCTTGATCTAGGCGATCACCTAATTTTACTAAAGCATAAGCACCTGGTCTAGCTCCTGGTACTGGTAACGCTGCGATAAGCAAGGATCCAACACTAATTATAGCTTGACCTCCACTTAAAGTCATATCAGCCAAAGCTTCTGCATCTTTAGGGTTAGATATATAGACAGCTGTATCCATAGCTGCTCCTACAAGATCACCAGCAATATTAGCAAAAGGATTCATAGATTGTCCTGCAACTCTAGCTCCAGAACGGACTACATTAAAGAATACATCTTTAGGTGTTTTGGCTTTACCTAATTCAGGTACTTTAACATTAGTTTTAGCTATTTCTTCTTGTACTTGTCTTTGAGCATCTTCTTGTTCAAACTGGAATCCTAAACTTTCAGCTGTTCTACCTGGCTGATGGGCCATTCTACTACGTTGGTCTTGGGTAAACCGATCAGAGGTTTGATATTTATTTTTATCACCTGCCATTAAATATTCTTGGAAAGCTTCATCTACACTTTGACCTGTAAAACCAGCCATTCTCAGGTCGTCTGGGTGTTTGAAAGTAGATCTCAAAGTTTCATTCGATATTAAACCGCCTTCTCCTATCTTCATACCTTTTGTATATGAAGCTTCTGGTTGGTTAACTATATTACCTGGCCAGTTAGATCCACCAGTAGCTGCATCGGTTATATGACCTCGTACATGCTTAGTACTGCTACGTTTAGTTTTTAAATTAGCCCTGCCTTTTGCAACAATATTCCAACCTCTTCTCATTTCTTTCATAAAACCTTCAAAAGATTTAGATTCTCCAGTATTCCATTTTGGCCAGTTGCCTTCTAAATCTTCGACTTGTTGCAATACTAAAGGGTTTTTAAATTCACCTTTATACATTCCTGTTGTATTATAGGTTCTAAATTCATCAGATGTAAGTTTTTGACCAGGTAAATCTTTATGAGTTTTATTTTTAGGAGATTCTTTAGTGGATGTTAAAGTTGGTAAATCTTTAGCTGTTAATTCATTTATGTGTTGACTCAATCTTATTGCACGAAATAGTTTATTAACACCACCTACTTGCATACCTTCTGGTATATTTTTCAAACCTTTCCGTGTTTCACTTAAAAGCTTTTTATTCTTAGGTATATTCTCTATACCTTGTAAATCCCTTGTAGCTTCTAATTGAGCAGCTATATCCCGCCGTTGTTCTAAGATTTCAGACATTACTTCCTTTTCGCACCTCTTCTAATTGGTAATGTAAGTTGATTCCTATTAGGTTTAATAACTTGAGTATCAACTAAATGATAGCTCCGTTCTTCATTTGGTTGTAACGGTGTACCTGGCTCAGGAGGAGGACTAGGATCTTTACCTTCTTCTGTAGCTTCAATTTTAGGTATAGCTAGTTTACTTTTTTCAAGATCTTTAAACCAATCAGATTGTTGAATATAACTTAAAAGTTCTAATCTTGTTTTTAAAGAGGTCGTATTCATTTGCGTTTAGCACCTCCACGACCTCTATTAGTTTTACGACTTTCTGCTTTATAAG